TGGGGGCGACTGAAAAACGATGACCCAAACCGCCCAAATGACCCAAAGCCCCTAGCCCCTCCCCACGCCCACGTTTTCTCCCCCTGACGCCTTTGGGCGTTTTGGGTCATCAAAAGTGAAATCGAAAATGGACTTCGAATGCGATGACCCAAATGACCCAAAGCCAAGCGGCCGTTCGGCGGATGGACCGAGGCGCGCCGCCACCCCAAAAGGTCAACCCAAACCGCCCAAAGCGCCCAAGGCAAATGGCACCCGCAAAATCTGACGACTAAGGAATTTCCCGTAGGCTCTCGGCTTGAGGCCGGGGGGTAGGGGGCCGACGGCCGTGACGCTGTGACGGGCACCGTCCGCAAACAATTTTTCAGTAAACAAAAATCTGCATCACAATTTTTTGCAAAATTTTTTATTTTTTCGTGTCCCATTCCGACACATCATTTGGCTTTCCAGTATAGGAGCAACATGGCTGCGACGCTCCAGCGCATCCATGTCGAGGGGGCGCGGCGGCGTATTCGGGGTACGTCGCCGCGCTACTTGCCTCCCGCGCTGCAACAGATTATTGTGGCGGCATGACCTTCTACTCACTGCCATTCGCGCCCGAGCGCGTCGAAGCCACCGAGGCGCGGCTGGAGGCAATCTACGAGGCCGCCCGCTATGGCCTCAAGGGCGACAGCCTAGCCATGAAGGCCGGTTTGACCCCGGCGCAGTACCGCCGGCTGGCGGAGTTCGACCCGCTGGTCGAGATGGCCGAGATGAAAGGCCGCGCGGACGGCGAGTTCATGGCCGCCAAGACGCTGTACGACGCGGCCAAGGACGGCGACGCCAAGGCGGCGCTGGACATCCTCAAGCACCAGCATGGCTGGGTTGCCAAGCAGCAGATCGACGTCAACGTCGACCAGCAAATCTCCGTCATCGGCGCCCTCGAACGAGCGCAGACCCGCGTCATTGAAGGGCTCTACACCGAAGTGCCCGCAATAGAGGACCAAACAGATGCCAAAACCATTAGTGCTGACGCCGGAAGAGCAGGAAGTGTTGGATTATCACCGGCGCAATCTGGCGACGGGTATGTACCAGAAGAACGCTGACGGCAGCATTACGACGTTTAAAGGTGCTGTTGTTGGTTTGCCGGGCGGCGAAACCATCATACCGACTTATTGGCACGGCGAAGAGCGCGACATTCCGACCGCCGTTCGTATGGCGATCAAATCCGGCATCAAGTTTCCGTCTTACAAAACGCCTGAAGAAGCGGTCGCGCGTGAGCAAGCTATCCATAAGTTGATGGAGCAAGACATTCAGGCGTTCCAGAAAAAAGCTAAACCATAATGCAGCAACCGATCTACTCAGCCGCGGATGAGATGGAACTCATGTCGCGGCTGTGGTCACCGACGATCAAGGATGACCCACTAGCCTTCGTCCTGCTGTCGTTCCCGTGGCGTGAACAGGGCACACCGCTCGAACACTTCGACGGCCCGCGCCGATGGCAGCGTCAGATTTTGACCGACATCCGCGATCACATTAAAACCAACCACGGAAAAATAAATTACGAGGTATTTCGTGAAGCCGTGGCGTCGGGCCGTGGGATCGGTAAATCCGCTCTCGTAAGCTGGCTCGTTATTTGGATGATGAGCACCCGGATCGGCGGCTCCGTTATTGTGTCCGCTAACTCTGAAGCGCAGTTGCGGTCCGTCACTTGGGCCGAAATTACAAAATGGTTGGCCATGTCGATTAACAGCCATTGGTTTGAAATCGCGGCCACTCGGATTATGCCCGCTAAATGGCTGACCGAAATTGTCGAACGCGAACTTAAGAAAGGCACCCGGTATTGGTCAGTTGAAGGGCGGCTGTGGTCTGAAGAAAACCCCGACGCTTACGCCGGTTTGCACAATGAAGACGGCGTCATGCTGGTGTTCGACGAAGCATCGGGTATTCCCGACAGCATCTGGTCGGTGGCGGATGGTTTCTTCACGGAAAACACCCCGCACCGCTTCCATCTGGCCTTCTCCAACCCGCGCCGCAACACGGGATATTTTTACGAGACGTTCAACTCCAAGCGCGCCTTTTGGCGGCAGCGCAACATCGACGCGCGCGATGTCGAGGGAACGGACAAAAACCTGTACCAGCGCATCATCGACGAATACGGCGCGGACAGTTACCAAGCCAACGTCGAAGTGTACGGGCAGTTCCCCAGCGAAGGCGACGATCAGTTCATCGGCGTCAATCTGGTGGACGACGCGATGGCCCGGCCCAAGTACAAGGATGAGACGGCGCCGATCACCATCGGCGTCGATCCGGCACGGTTCGGCAGCGACGCCACCGTCATCGCTATACGCCAAGGGCGCGACATCATTGCGCTGAAACGGCATCGCGGCGCCGACACGATGGAAGTCGTCGGCCATGTCATCGACGCCATCGAAGAATACAAGCCAGCACTGGTCTGCGTAGACGAAGGCGGGCTAGGGGCCGGCGTCGTGGACCGCCTGAAAGAGCAGCGGTACAAGATCAGAGGCGTCAACTTCGGCAACAAGGCGCAGAAGCAAGTCATGTACGGCAACAAGCGCGCCGAGATGTGGGGCGCCATGCGCGACTGGCTCAAGACGGCGCACATACCGTCAGATCGCTTCCTGAAGACCGACCTGATTGGCCCCCGCGTCAAACCCGACAGCAAGGGCACGCTGTTCCTTGAAAGCAAGAAGGACATGAAGTCGCGCGGGCTAGCATCACCGGACGCTGCCGACGCCATCGCGCTGACATTCGCGTTCCCGGTGGCGTCCAGAGAGTCCCGCGAAGGTCGCGTTGACAGAACACGCGTCAAAAGCTACGCTGGTGCTGGGATTTCCACGTCTTGGATGGGCAGTTAAAACATGGCCAAATACCCGATCCGCATCGACATCAGCAAGACGAAGCCGGCTGCGGCCAAGGCCACCAGCCGGGCGGCTCCGCCGATCACGCAGGCTACGCTCGACCGTGCGGCCCGCGTGCAGCGGGAAGAAGCTGGCGAAAGCGTGCTGGCTCGCCGCCCGGCGGCCAAAGATGTCATCTCCGTCACGACGCGGATGCGCGAGACGCCGGCCAAGAAGGGGCGCTGAGATGCCGCTGAAGAAGTCTACCAGCAAGGCTGCGTTCAGCAAGAACGTCAAGGCTGAGATCAAGGCTGGCAAGCCTCAGAAGCAAGCTGTGGCCATTGCATACAGCGTCAAGCGGGAAGCCGCCAAGAAGGGCAAGAAGTAAGCACATGGCTGACCCGACGGGCATCAACACGGCTGGAAAGGTCGCAAACGTCGGCTCGAACCCCACCGCGGGCGCGCGCGACGACGACACGATGGCGACCATGCGCTCGCGCTTGCAAATGGCGATGGCCGCGTACTCGGACAGCCGCGAGGACGAGCTTGACGACCTGCGGTTCATGGCTGGGTCGCCCGACAACCAATGGCAGTGGCCGGCCGACGTGCTGGCGACGCGCGGCGCGGTGCAGGGCCAGACGATCAATGCCCGCCCCTGCCTCACGATCAACAAGCTTCCGCAGCACGTCCGGCAGGTCACGAACGAGCAGCGCCAGAACCGCCCGAGCGGCAAGGTCATTCCCGCGGACGACAACGCCGACGTGCAGGTCGCCGAAGTGTTCAACGGCATCGTGCGGCACATTGAGTACATGTCGGACGCCGACGTGGCTTACGACACCGCCTGCGACAATCAGGTCACGTACGGCGAGGGCTATATTCGCCTGCTGACCGAATACTGCAGCGACGAGACGTTCGATCAGGACATCCGTATCGGCCGCGTGCGCAACGCATTCAGCGTCTACATGGACCCGACGATCCAAGACCCGTGCGGCGCGGACGCCAAGTGGTGCTTCATTACCGAGGACATCCTCAAATCTGAATACGAAGAGTTGTTCCCTGATGCGTCCCCCGTCAGCACGCTGATGGCGCAGGGCGTCGGTAATGAGAGCATGGCGCAGTGGCTGGCGGAAGACACCATCCGCATTGCGGAATACTTCTACTATCAGACCGAACGTGCCACGCTGCACCTGTACCCGGACAACCAGACGGCTTTCTCGCGCACGGCGCGTGACAAGCAGCTTATGGCCCTGTTCGGAGCCCCCATCCGCAGCCGCGATGTCCATCGCAAGAAGGTCATGTGGATGAAGACCAACGGCTTTGACGTACTCGAAAAGCGCGAATGGCCGGGCAAGTGGATACCGGTCGTCCGTGTGGTCGGCAACGAGTGGGAAGTCGAAGGTCGTCTGTACATCTCGGGCCTTGTGCGCAACGCCAAGGACGCGCAGCGCATGTACAATTACTGGACCAGCCAAGAGGCAGAAATGCTCGCGCTGGCGCCCAAGGCACCCTTCATTGGCTATGGCGGCCAGTTCGAAGGTTACGAAATGCAGTGGAAGACTGCCAATACGACCAACTGGCCGTATCTGGAGGTCAATCCCGACGTGACAGACGGCGCGGGCAACGTGCTTCCTCTGCCGCAGCGCGCACCGCCACCACTGCCTCAGACTGGCCTTATTCAAGCCAAAATGGGGGCTGCTGACGACATCAAGGGCACCACAGGCCAATACGACGCCAGCCTTGGTATGCAGGGCAACGAACGCTCGGCCAAGGCAATCACCGCGCGCGAGAAACAGGGTGATGTCGGCACGTACCACTACGTTGATAATCTCGCTCGCGCGATCCGCCATATCACTCGGCAGATCGTGGACCTGATCCCCAAGATTTACGACACGCAGCGCATTGCCCGCATCATTGGTGTCGATGGCGAAGTCGATATGGTCAAGTTCAACCCGATGCAGCCGGAAGCCGTCAAGGAAGTCCGCGACATGCAGACGGACGCGCTGATTGAAAAAATCTACAACCCGTCTGTTGGCGTTTACGACGTCATGGTCACGACTGGGCCGGGCTACATGACCAAGCGCCAAGAGGCGCTGGACGCCATGAGCCAGATTTTGCAGACCAACCCGCAGCTTTGGGCGGTCGCCGGCGACCTGTTCATCAAGAACATGGACTGGCCGGGCGCGCAGGAAATGGCCGCGCGGTTCAAGAAAATTCTTGACCCCAAGGTCATGTCCGAAGGCGATCAGTCACCCGAAATGATGGCCGCGCAGCAGCAGATCGAAGCCATGACGCAGGAACTGAACCGCGTCACCGACATCTTGGAAAACGTCCAAGACAGCACCGAGCAACAGAAGACCCAGATCGACCGCTACAAGGCCGAAATCGACGCTTACAACGCCGAAACCAAGCGCATTGCGGCCGTGCAGAACAGCATGACCCCCGAACAAATCCAAGACATCGTCATGGGCACCATCGCCGCCGCGCTCGACACCGGCGACCTGATCGGCGGCGCGCCTGAGATGCGCGAGATGCCCGAAACGGAAGGGCTGAACGAAGCGCCAGAAGTGCCGGAAATGCCAGAAATGGCCCCTGAAATGCCCGAAGGAATGGCCGAAAATGAGCAAATGTAACGACTTCATTGGTATGCTGTTTCTGGCGCGGGACGTCACGCACTCTGCGCACCTGAACACGCGCAGCTATGCCAAGCATGTCGCGTTGAACGGGTTCTATGACGAGGTCATTGAACTGGCGGACAAGTTTGCCGAGGCATATCAGGGCAAATACGGCCTGATTGGTCCTATCTCCTTGATGTCGGCCAAAAAGACCAACAACATCGTCGAGTTTCTCGAAGGTCAAGTGGACGACCTTGATGAAATGCGATATAAGGTCGTCGATAAGGAGTGTACTCCACTCCAAAATATCATCGACGAGATTTTTGGGCTGTATTATTCGACGCTCTACAAACTGAAATTTCTGGCGTGAGGCTACACCATGGAACTGCTTAATCCTTGCTCCAAGGCTGATTTTCCGGCTTACAGCGTGGCCTACACGGGCACTGCGGGCAATACGACCGCATGGAATCCCGGACCGCAGGGCGTTGTTATCTGGTCCGATCAGGCTTGCTACGTTGAAGTCGGCGTCGGCGCGGTCGCAACGACTGCCAGCACTCCTATTCCACCGTTCACGCCGATTCCCTTCGTGCTTCCGACCAATACCTCTGGTGCCCCGTGGCGTGTCAGCGCCATTCAGGTGTCCACTGGCGGTACGGTGTACGCGAAGCCCATCAACCGGAACTGATACATGGGTTTTGCAGGCGCCCTTCGTAACGGTATCGCTCTCGGCCTCGGAAGCATCATCAGCTTTCTTTCGGGCTATGCAGACGCGACCGTGCAGAGCAACCTGCTGACTGAAAATGGCGACAACCTCGTCCAAGAGGACGGCGGTCTTTTGCTGCTGGAGTAACCAATGGCCGACCTTAAGATTTCCCAGCTTACAGCGGTCACAACGCCGCTTGCACTGACCGAAGAACTGCCGGCGGTTCAGTCGTCCACGACCAAGAAGGTCACAGTCCAGCAGATGCTTACCGGCGTCATCGTCACGGAAAGCACGACCAGCCGCACGCTGTCGTCTACGGACAATGGCAAGGTCATCTATTGCACCAATGGCTCGGCCACGACCATCACGACTGCCGCTAGCCTCGGCGCCGGCTTTAACGTGACGATCATTCAGGGTGGTGCCGGTAAAGTTACGGTCGCGCAGGGCGCTAGCACGACGTTGGTATCTTACTCGTCGCTGTTCAGCACTATGGGTCAGTATGCTGTTATCTCGCTTATCAGCCCTGTTGCAAATACTTTTGTAGCGGCTGGCAACCTCGGAGTTTAACGGATGGTTGTCTATCTATCGAGTTTTGGTGGCGTCGGATGGCAGTTCTTTGACGCTAACGGAGTTCCGTTGAGCGGCGGCAAAATTTACACCTACCTTGCAGGAACAACTACCCCCGCGCCTACATACACAGATAACGTCGGCAATACCCCGCACCCTAATCCTATAGTGTTAAACAGTTCTGGCCGCATTGCTTCTGGCGAGATTTGGCAACCCGCCGGAACTAGCTATAAATACGTTGTTGAAACACCCGCCGGTGTATTGATTGGCTCGTTCGATAACGTCGGAACAATTGCGGCTGGCGAAGCGACGGCGGATAATTTTACAGGGAGTGGCGCCCAAACCGTATTTGATCTGGCTTCCGCGCCTCTGTCAAAAAACTCTACGGACATATACATATCCGGTGTGTACCAGCAAAAAAATACGTATTCTATCGCTGGAACGACGATCACCTTTTCTAGCGCCCCTCCGCTCAATGCTCCTATCGAAGTGATGTATTTCTAATGATAACGCCGGCATTCAGTCCGACCGCAACAGAACGCGTCCTTCCCGTCCTCGCGCTGGACTTCACTACCGCTTCTTTGGATGCACGGGTTACGGCGGCGCGCGCGTTGAATACCGCTACACGTACTAATCAATCGGGTGTTCTTGAAATCGTAAACGCCGATCTCCCTCGTTTTGATTATGATCCGTCAACACTTGTGTGCAAAGGATTGCTGATCGAGGAAGCCCGCACAAATCTACTATTGAATAGCCTGTTGAACGGGACAAATCTCTCAACTCAGAGTGTAACTCTTTCGGCAGTCTCGTATACGTTGTCATTTTACGGCACCGGGTCTATCGTAATTTCCGGGGGGCATAGCGCCACGATTGCCGGGACGGGGGCGTATCCTTCTCGCCGCACCTATACCTTTACGCCTGCTGCTGGATCAACTACTTTTACTGTCAGCGGAACGGTTCAATACGCTCAACTTGAAGCAGGCGCATTCGCCACCAGCTACATCCCTACGACCACGACCAGCCTGACGCGCAACGCTGACGTTGTGACGATGACGGGAACCAATTTTAGCAATTGGTGGAACTCAACTGCGGGTACTTTTTTTACATCATATGAAACTGCGGTAACTACGTCGGTTGCGAGTGCTAGGGGTATACTTACCTACGATAGCAGCGGAAACAAATTGGTGACTTACATAGGGAGCGGTGGCACTACAGCGACTACATATGATGGATCGTCAATCGTAGCTGCTACTGGGACTGCTGTGGCAGCCGCTTCAAAAACAGTTATGGCTTATTCGGCTTCTGGCCGCGCTATCGTAACAAATGGTGGAACCGTCGCTACCGGAAGCGCGCCATCAGCAGGATTTTTGACTGCTTCGCTTCTAAACATAGGCGCGGTAAATGTAGGCTCTACTAGCCAGATAAATGGTCATATGAAAGCCATACGTTTTTGGCCTCAACGCCTAACCAACGCTGAAATGCAAGCCTTTAGTAAGTAGGAATACGGCTATGTCTTTGACTAAAACAACCTACTCTATGATTGAAGGGGCCCCAGTTAATGTGCGGGATTTCGGCGCTGTTGGGGATGCGGTAGCAGATGATACGGCTGCCATTCAGGCGGCGATTGATAGTGGTAAGCCTATCGTATTTCCTGCGGGGGCATATCTTTCAGGACCACTAACGCAATCCGTAACCGGACAACGGTTTTACGCAGACGGGCAAGTCTCTATTGTTAAGAACGCCAATGGCACCTTGTTTACAGGTTCCGGCGCATACGTAGAGCTTAATGGTTTGCAGTTCGTTGGTACGGGCTATACCGGCGATAACATCGACATATCGGGCAGTAATGCTCGCCTGATTAATTGCTCGTCCTACGGAACGCCCGGCATTCCTGTCCGGCTACGCGGATCACATAACCAAATTTTCGGAACTAGCGGTTCGTTTAGTACGACTGATGCGACGGCATCAGGCTACGATATTGTAATAGGCACTGACGGCGTTGCCACATATTACCACCAACTTATCGGGGTGTATACTTCGCAAGCTGCTGGCGGGATCAAGTTTATTGATACTGGAGCGCAATCCGTAACTGGTGGGCAGTTTGGTAAACTAACCATCACGCAAGGGAGTAGCGGTTATGTCGCGGGATGCAACGCTGGACAATACGCAAACTGCCGTATTAATGGGTCTGTACATATAGGCCAGTCAAATGGTTCTTTTGTAGGCTGCCAGTATTCTGGGGCTACAGTTACGATCGGAAGCGGAACGACAAATGTAAATTTCGATGTTACTAATGTATTTTCTTCTACAACTTCCTTTATAAATAGCAGCGGAAATCTAAATAGTATTCAACTGCGAAATGCGTATGATGGAGCCGCCCCTTATGTAAGCAAACTAGGTTTTGGCGACAGCACTTCATTGAGTTGGCTCGGATATGAGGCATCATCCGGAAGGCTATATACCCCCTCCGGGATGAATGTGGGCTATAACGCGAATGCTGTAGTTTATGTCGGCGGAGCTACCAATTATGGCAGCATTTCTGGCGGCACGAACGGGCTTTATCTTGGGTCTTCATACGCTGCTACATACCAAGTTCTTGATACAACCTTCAAACCTCAATCAGATAATACTTGTAGTTTAGGTTCCGCAGGGCAACGGTGGTCGGTTGTTTACGCAGCGACCGGCGCTATTAATACGTCCGACGCGCGCCTGAAAAAGAACGTTAGAGACGTAGAAGACGCGGAACGCGCTATTGCGATTAAGTGCAAATCTCTCATTAAAGCGTATCGCTTTTTAGACGGAAACCGCGTGCATTTTGGTGTTTTGGCGCAGGAGATTGAAAAAGCGTTCGCCGACGAAGGGCTTGACGCACGTAATTATGGATTATTTTGCCACGATGAATGGGCCGCACAAGAGGCCGTTTTGGATGAAGAAGGTAATGCTATAGCGCTTGCGGTAGAGGCTGGCGAGCGGTATGGTATTAGGTACGATGAATTGGCTATGTTCATTTTAAGCGCTACATAATTAACCAAATTGCCAGCGTGCAACAAATGTTGTACGCTGGCCGATAACCGTACTGATGCGGAACATCAGGTGACTTGAAAGGGTCAACAACACATGGGCGATAATGTCCCTATTGAAGCGGAAGTGCCCGCGCCAGAACTGGAAGCCACGGCAGCAATCCAGCCTGAAGACAACCCGACGCCGGAAACGCCTGCCGAGCAGGAAGCGACTAAGTCCTTCACTCAGGAAGAACTGGACGCCATTGTCGGTAAGCGCCTCGCAAGAGAACAGCGCAAATGGGAGCGCGAACAGCAGCAGCGTCTTGCGGAACAGGAAGCGAAGCGTAACCCGCCGGCCGACCTTTACCCGGAAGATTTTGTATCCGCCGACGATTACGCAGAAGCTCTGGCCGAGCGTAAGGCGGAAGAATTGCTGGCACGGCGCGAAGCCGCCCGGCAGCAGGCCGAACTGCTTGATGCCTATCACGAACGTGAAGAGCAGGCGCGGGACAAGTACGACGACTTCGAACAGGTCGCCTACAACCCGAACCTTCCCGTCACCGAAGCGATGGCACAAAGCATTCAAGCCTCGGACATCGGCCCAGACGTCCTGTACTATCTGGGGTCTAATCCGAACGAAGCTGCACGAATTTCCCGTCTGAGCCCGATCTTGCAAGCCAAGGAAATCGGAAAGATTGAGGCTTCGATGGCCTCAAATCCGCCGGTTAGAAAAACTTCAACCGCCCCGGCACCGATTGCCCCTGTTACGGCTCGCTCCAATGGAGCGCCGCGGTATGACACCACCGACTCTCGTTCGACCAAGTCGATGAGCACGTCGGAATGGATCGAAGCGGAACGGCTGCGGCAGATCAAGAAGTACGAGGCACAACGCAACCGCTAATCTGGGACTATCACCATGTCTAACAGCATTCTTACTATTGACATGATTACTCGCAAGACCCTCGAAATCCTTGAGAATAATCTTGTCCTCACCCGCAACGTGAACCGCCAGTACGACGACAGCTTCGCCGTCGAAGGCGCCAAGATCGGCTCGACCCTGCGTATCCGCCTGCCTGACCGCGCTCTCGTCACCGACGGCGCTGCCCTTCAGGTGCAGGATGACAACGAACAGTACACCACGCTGACCGTTGCCAGCCAGAAGCACATCGGTGTGAACTTCACCACCGCCGAACTGACCATGCAGCTCGACGACTTCGCTGAGCGCGTTCTCAAGCCGCGTATTTCGCAGCTTGCCTCGTCGATTGACGCGGACGTTGCCAACGCGTTCAAGACCATCGGCAACTCGGTCGGCACGCCGGGCACCACGCCCGCCACGTCGGCTGTTCTGCTTGCTGCCCA